TTTTTTGCAGATGATAAACTCAGTTAGAAATACAGTATTATCAATACTAAACAAGAATAACTACGGATACATTTCACCTGCCGACTTTAACTTATTTGCTAAACAAGCTCAGCTTGATATTTTTGAAGATTATCAGTATCAATATAACTATCAAGTTAATTCTGAGAACGCAAGAAAATCAGGCACAGGGTTGGCTGATATTAAGAAGGGGTATGAGGAGGTGATTAATAGTTTTTCAAGAATTGATTTCCTAACTCCACAAGGGGGGAACTTATTTAGTGTACCAACAGAACTTACTACCGGATTTGATTATTTCCTTTTAAATCAAATCTATATCTATACACAGATTGTTGTAAGTGGTGATAACACTTTGGTTGTAGCAAATCAGCTAGAAGATAATACGGAAGACTTCATTGCTTTAGGGGTCAAGATTGGAGATGTAGTGGTGAATACAGATACTAATCAGTCAGCAGAAGTGGAAGCTATTGTTAGTGCGACCAACTTGCTTTTAAGTGCAGATATATTTACAAATACACCTGAAGCTTATATTATTTATAATGGGCAGCGTGGTGTTAATGTAGCTGAAAAGGTAACTAATAATAAAATCCTTTTACTAAACAGCTCATTGCTTACTACTCCTACTGAGATGTTTCCTGCATATACTCAAAACGGAGATAGCTTAAAACTATATCCAAACACTATAACTAATTTTGGTCAAGTGAGATGTCAATACATTAGATATCCAAGAGACCCTAATTGGACTTATATAGAACTAACAGGAGGAGAACCTGTGTTCGACCAAAGCCAACCTGACTTTCAGGATTTTGAACTACCACAAGATGATGAATACACTTTGGTGACGAAGATACTGCAGTTTGCAGGTATGTCCATCAGAGAGGTACAGGCAGTTCAGTTTGGTCAAGCATTAGAACAATACGAGGATAGGGAAGAAAAATAATAAATAGATGTATATAACAGCTTATCAATATTACGAAAACGGAGGAAACGCACCTGAGAATGCTAATTGGGGTTCGTATCAATATGTTAGTTTAGAAGACATAGTGAAGAACTTTATGTTGATGTATTCAGGTAATCACAACCTTGTGAATAACGAAGAGAGATTTAAAGTTTTATTTCACGCAAAGAGAGCTATTCAAGAATTAAACTATGATGCTTTTAAGGAAATTAAAATTTTAGAACTAAATGTTTGTGATTCTTTGCGATTCGTAATGCCTCCTGATTATGTGAATTGGGTACGCATCTCTGTTTTTAAAAATGGTTTATTATATCCTCTAACTGAAAACATCCAAACAAATTGGAGTGACGCTTATTTACAAGACGATAAATGTAGAATCCTTTTTGACCAAGATGGAAATGTATTGAAGCCACAGTATTCAAATCTAGATTTAGAAAGAATTACGGGCAGCAAAAAAAGTATTTACTTAAACGAGAATAGTGTGTTTTATGGATACGAAGGATATTGTTGTGATGGCTATTGGTATTTTGATTATCAAATCGGCTCTAGGTTTGGTTTAAATACTGAAACTGCCAACGCAAATCCAACCTTCAGTATAGATAAAAAGGGTGGGGTAATTAACTTCAGTTCAGGTATGTCAGGTGAGCTATGTGTATTAGAATATGTTTCTGATGGAATGGAAAATGGTGACAACTCACTTGTTACAGTAAACAAACTTTTTGAAGAATATATATATGCCTACATCGAATATGCCATTTTAAACTCTAAACTCGGAACACAAGAGTATATTATTAATAGAGCTAGAAAACGAAAAAGTGCGTTACTTAGAAATGCTAAAATTCGTATTAGTAATATTCATCCCGGCAGGTTGCTAATGAACCTTAGAGGAAGAGAAAAATGGATAAAGTAACATGGCAAATACAAGTAGGAATTTTATAAAGGGAAGGATGAATAAAAGCCTTGATGAAAGGCTTATCCCTAATGGTGAATATGTAGACGCATTAAATGTGCGTTTAGGTTCGACTGAAGATTCTGAAATAGGCTCTGTAGAAAACTCAAAGGGTAATGAAGAGCTGACTCAAATCGGATTTGGCAATCAACTTCTATCGGCTAACGCAAGATGTATTGGTGCTTTTCAAGAAGGGGAACAAGAAACTCTTTATTGGTTTGTACATGACCCAAACTTTGCTGTAGGAGCAACAGGTAAATTGGACTTAATCATGTCTTACAATACCACATCAAATGTTCTTACTTATCACATTATTAGTATTGACGATGGTGGTGGTGTAGATACCACCTTAAACTTTGATGAGAAGTTTTTAATAACCGGAGTTAATAAGGTTGAAGACCTTTTGTTTTTTACAGACAATAGAAACGCTCCTAGATTTATAAATGTTACCAAAGGATATTCTCAACCTGTAGCGAACATTGACCAATTTAGTGCTGAAGAAATATTGGTTATTAAAAAACCACCTATCAATTCTCCAAGTATTGTTCCGTTGTCAACTACTAGTGACAATAATTATTTAGAGGACAGATTCTGCTCATTTGCCTATAGATACAAGTATGCAGATAATGAATATTCTGCAACCTCTCAGTTCTCAAATCCTGCATTTATTCCCAAGCCTTTTGATTTTAGTACAGAAAGTTATTTAAATGAAGGGATGGTAAACGCTACTAATGTGGTAGAGATTACATACAATAGTGGTGGTCCTTTGGTAGTTGGTGTTGACCTTCTGTTCAAAGACATGAATACAGGAACAATTAAGGTAATTGAAAAGCTTAATAAAGATGAATTAGGATTAGCCAATGATACAGATTATACCTATTCCTTTAGCAACAGTAAAATATTTACAGTATTAACTGATAGTGAAATACTTAGACTATATGATAATGTACCTAGGTTGGCAAAAGCTCAAACCTTAATGGGTAATCGTTTAATGTATGGAAACTATGTAGAACAATACGACTTAGTTGATTTAAACAACAATAAGGTAAAACTAGAATACACAACAAACCTTGTTAGTGAAGAGGTAGGTTTAGCTGACCTAGAAGATACAACAGCTTCAGGTCAGTATACAGTTTTAGGTTTCAATAACACAATTAATGATTCTGTTTTTGAGCTTGACTTTGATGGGGTAAACTTAGTGGCAGGTGGTCAAATTGCTATAGAGCTTAGGATACAGCACAATAGTTTTGCAGGTGCAGTCACACCTACTGCTACAACTCCCGAGGTCACTATCAACTTTGAATACTTTCTTCAACAAGACTTTGCAAGTGCTTATGACTTAGCACAAGACCCTAACTTTATTAGAAGGGTAGGTGAGCTTGTTCAAATTACTTCAGGCAATAACACAGCAGTAAATCCAAACGAACTTATAGATACCTCCGGTGGAACAGATTTTGTTACCGATGGTATCGTGGAAGGAGATTTAGTTACTAATGATTCTGACCAACAACAAACCACAGTTGCAGCAGATGCGACTCTTGCAACAACACTAACCCTTACTGACGATATATTTACTGCGTTCCCTGTTCCTTATAGAATATATACTTCTTACAGTATCCGTTCTGTTGGTTCAGCTTGTGAAGGAAGCACATTTACTGATGGAGTAAATTGTGCTGTCAGCTCTAACTTAGATGCTTTTGTAAAAATTAATTCAGGTATTGATTCTTTACCTGAGCCAATAAGAATTATTTCTTCTCCGGCTTCCACAAAGATTGGATTCCAACTTCCGGCTGTTATATTCGATGATGGTGCAAACCAATGCGTTGAATACTATGAAGTGGTTTTTGGTGAGGGTAGCTACCAAGAAACAGGTAACCCAAAAAGCTTACATAGCAACAGAGGGTATGAAATTGGTATTATCTATATGGATGAATTTAACCGAGCAACAACTGCTTTGGTTAGTGAGAACAATACAGAACATGTTCCATGTAGTAATTCAGAGTTAACTAATAGAATCAGGGTAACAATACCTGTTCAACAACTAGCTCCTGCATGGGCAACAAGATATAAGTTTTGTATAAAGCCTGATAAAGAAGGCTATGAGACTGTATACACTAATTTGTTTTTCCAAGACAATGTTGGTGGTGCTCAATGGTTTATTCTCGAGGGTCAAAACTCAAGAAAAGTAGAAATAGGGGATGAGTTAATTGTTAAAACAGATACATCAGGTCCGGTCAATAGATGTGTAACTACAACTGTATTAGATAAGGAAGCCAAACAAGCAGACTTTATTGACCCATTACCTCAAGACTCGTTGGGTAATGATATTAGAATACCTGCTGCTACTTATATGAAGTTGAGGTCAAACAACTTTGCTACTGAAGAAGCTGAACTACCGATTGTAGCTCCGGGAAGAAGTTCAGGTTGTAGAAGAAACTCAGGAGAACATCCGATTAGAGCTTATGATATTGGTTCGGTTGAAAATCCTGACTTTGACTCTTCTCAACCCACAGGTGCAGCAAACCCAAGATGGATTGATTATACTGTACCTGCAGGTTCAAGAATATTTTTAGAAGCTGAGTTTTTAAGAAAAGGCTCAGGTAACTTATGTGAAAAAAGATTTGGTCCTGATTTAGATTTATCGCTAACTGCGAGTCAAGACTATGACAGTTTTTATGATTGGTGGGTTGGTGACAATATTGCAGGTGTTTTAAACTCAGGAGCTGCAGGAACTGACAATCCTTCTGAGTGTATTCCTGAAAGTGAGTTTAACCCCACTATCTTAAGAACATCTCTTGGTCAAACTAAGGATGATGTAAACCCTGACCTTTGTGTAAATAAATGGCAATTCTTATTAAGGGATACTCCGGGTGAAGCTAATTATGGATTGTTAGAGCTTTGTGTTTCAGGAACTAGAGCCTGTGGTAGTAGTAAAAAACGAAGAGCTTGTAACGAGATAAATATTGTAGTAATCAGAACAGAGCAGTTCTTGGTTTTTGAAACTCAACCTCAAGATGCTAGTCCTGATGTGTGGTTTGAAAGTTCTGTATCTTATCCTATCGACCAAACTACAGGTCATCATGAAGGCAATGAGCAAAACCAAACTGCATTACAACCTGCAATTATTCTGACTGAATTTTTCAACTGCTATGCTTTTGGTAATGGTGTGGAGAGTTTCAAAATCAAAGACTCTATTGTAGGTAAACCATTAGAGTTAGGCAACAGAACTACAACTACTGTTGCTCAGGATTATCAAGAAATTAGAAGGTTCGCTGACATTACATATAGTGGTGTATATAATGATGAGTCGAATGTAAACAAGCTGAATGAATTTAACTTAGGCTTACTAAACTTCAAACCACTTGAAGACGAGTATGGTCCTGTAACACTATTGGATGGAAGAGAAACTGATATTCTTGTGTTGCAAGAAGATAAAATCTCGTATGTATTAACAGGTAAAAACCTTTTATCTGATTCAACGGGTGGAGGTGCTGTAACTTCTGTACCTCAAGTTTTAGGTACTCAGATTGCAAGAATAGAAGAGTATGGAAACAGTAACAACCCTGAAAGCTTTGCTAAGTGGGGGTCTAACAAATTCTTTACAGATGCTAAGCGTGGTGCTGTTCTACAGCTGAAAGGAACTTCTGCTCAAAATGAAGCGTTGTCAGTTATTTCTGAGGCAGGGATGCGTGGATGGTTTAGAGATTTATTCATCTTAAAATTTGATACTCAAAAACTTGGAGGGTACGACCCATACATGAATGAGTATGTTTTAAGTGATACAGATATAAAACTACCTATAGATATACCATGTATTGACTGCGACCTACAAAGAAACTACACAGTAGAGAGTGGTAAAAATATAACATTCTGTGTGGATGTAGGAGCATTAGTTGGTGATGTTGTAATTGAATACATTGTTACATCTGTCGGTACAGGAACAACCACCATTGATGCAGAGTACGATGGTGCTACTGTAAGTAGTGGTGCTGTAGGTACAGGTGTAGGAAGCATTACAGTAAATAAAGACAAGGTTAACGAACAAGAGGTAGAAATAACTTTAAGTGCTACAGATGTGGCTTCAATGAAGCTTACTGTTTTCTGTCCTGACGCACAAGAAATTACTATCATTCAAGTTTGTGTAAACTCTGATAACTATTCAGGTGAACTTATCCATAACGAATATAGATGGACTGATGGAAGCTTTGTTTCTCCTTTACATTCTACTCAAGTAAACCTTCAAACAGGAACAGGACTCATAGTATCTCAATACGATGTACTTACTGCTCCTCAAGGTGCAGGTGTAGTACCTGCTGACAATGCAGATGTTACCTTGATTAGCAATAAGATTCTTGCTAGTGGAGACAGCTTCCAATTTGACCCCTCTATGCATGAGCTAAGGTACTTGAGAAGTAATACTCTTTACAATAACAATACAGCTGATATACAATCACTATTGAATGCTTCAATAGAAGCTGTTCCATTAAGTGGTGGTCCTGATACTTTCCAAGCTCCGTTTGTTATGCCAAACACTAACGAGCAATATTTATATCTCATATATGATTATAGAGATAGAACTGAATTAGAATTATGTTATTCGGATGTTGATGAGCAAGATGTTTGTTGTAACTGTAACGAATCAGCAGGTGATTATCTCTTAAGAAGATGTCAAGATGGTGCAGTAACTACCCCTGCTGTTGCACCTACAATAGTTGCAACATCGAACATCGCTTTAGGAGCAGGTCAGTTTGTAAGAGTTGATGTTGATGATTGTGTTTATATTGTAGTATCGGACTCAACAGATACTCCAACAGCGACAGTTACAGGAGGAGCAACAGGTGTTACAGATTGTAGTGATGTTTGTAACACATATAGAATTACAAATAATGGTGCAGATATTTTAAATGGTCAATATTTAAGCTGTTCTGATACCCCTGTAGCAATCACTTTAGCTGTAGGCGAGGTTCTTGATATTTGTGCTAAACAAATGAGCTTCGATGGTGAACCTGTAGGTATAGATGTTGAGTTTATTGAATGTGATTGTGATGATGTGTGGTTGGTCGAAGAGTGTATTGCTGAAGGTGCAACAGGAGTTGTTCCTAACACAGAATTCGTTACATTGCCGGGAGGCTTACCGGGAACAGGATTTATAAGCCTCGTTGGAGACCCTTGCACCTATAGATTACTATACAAAGTTCCTGTAGCTGAAACAGCAGAATTCCTGCAGTATGAAGGCGTGACTGATTGTGATGAAGTTTGTAACTCATACAGGGTTACAAATGCAGAAGGTGCACCCAAGGTTGTTCAGTATTTAGATTGTGGGAAGAACCCTCAAAATACAAGTGAGATTCCGGCAGGAGGAAGTGTAGATATTTGTGCAACTAAAATAACTAATCTACCTGCAAATGTTAGTATAACTAAAATTTCATGTGGATGTATACTGTAAATAAAATTAAAGAATATGGCAACATTAGGTAATTATTTCATAAATGGTCCAACATTAGCTCAAGCAACAGCTGTCTTTATAGATGCTGCACTAACCACTTGTGCTCCTGATGGATTTTATTCTGATGGTGCTACAGTTCGTCAGCAAGTAGGATGCGTGTTAGGTATTGTTCAGACCTGCCCTGCATGTCTTACTCCATGTAACCAAGCAATAAATGCAACCGGAGGTAGTGGTCTGTTTAATGTAGCGTTTGGTACGGGTACAGATACAGGTTGTGTAATTATATACTTTGACCCTAGAGGTGTGCCTGATGGTATTAGAGCAATCTATAACGGACAAACATTTAATGAATTAACGAGTCCTGATTATGGATATTTAGCAAGTACAGATTCTCCAAACCACTTTACATTTATTGGAAGAGCATCTAGTGATTGTGGTATTGGAGCAGCATTAGCAGGTGGGGGTTATGCCGGAGAGAATATAAACAATTGGGATGGTACACAATTTGTTTTAGTAGGAACAAATGGGCAGGTTACAGGGGGTGCAGGAGATGTTCAACTTACTCCAAACATACCTGAATTCTCTACATTATATATTCCTAAAATAAATTCATCCCCTGAAAATTTTCAAATAGAAATATTCGGTCCTTGTGGTGGTACTCAATGGGCAGCTGAGATTAATTGCCCTATAAAGCTAACAGGCGTTCCTACAGGAATACAGGGTAGTGATTGTTTGGCAGGAACTGTACAATTAGGATACAATGTGCCAAATAGGGGTGGTACAGCAGGAGAACCGGCATTGTTTGAATTTTACTGTACAGATGAAAATGGTAGCAACAGATTTGCTGCAGGTGATTACCGAATTGGACCACCATCGGGCAACAAGGTAATTACAGTAGATGCAAATGGGGTGATTATTAATATTGTAAACTGTTAAATATGGCACTAACTAGAGAAGGATTTGTTCAAACAGCATGTACGCTAACATATAGTGAGGGGTCTCAAGGCTTCCCTTCATTCTATTCTTATTGTCCTGATTTTATTATTGGGATGAATCAATTTTTGTACACCTTTAATGGGGGTAATTTGTATAGACATAATACTAACCCTGTAAGGAACGAATACTATGGTGTGGTATACCCTTCTCGTATGACAAGTATATTTAATGAAGCTCCCTTAGAAAATAAAATTTTTAAAACAATAAACTTGGAGTCTGATGACGCTTGGAGAACAACCTTAAGAAGTGACATCCAAACAACAGGTGTTATTGAAGCAGAGTATTTTGTAGAAAAAGAAGGAGCTTGGTTTGCTTTTGTAAGAAACGATGGACCTGTGGGTGCTAATACAAATGAAAGTGAATGGGAACTTCGTTCTTTAAATGGTATAGCTAATAGTATAGCTGTAGGTGGAGTTGCTGCTGCTTACAATATTGACTTTGCATTGTCAGTCAATATCGGCTCAATACTGAGCGTTGGTGACCTATTGTATTATGCAGAACCACCTGTCGCTCCTATCACACAGTATACTCCTGTTTTTGCAGGACAAGTAACACAAAAACTAATAGATAAACCTGCAGGAATTAACAGGCTTGTTATTAACTCTGTTGTAGACCAACAAGGTAATCCATTTAATCCCCCTGCGACTAACCCAATTCCTATTCAAGATGCATACTTTTTCTTTATTAAGAACCCTATTGCTGAATCTCATGGTATTTTGGGTCACTATGGGGAGTTTACTGTAGAATTACCCGTAAGTGTGACTACAAAATCAGAGCTATTTGCTGTCGAAGCAGATGTAATGAAAAGCTTTCCTTAGAATTTAGTATCTTTGTGGATAATGAGTGAAGATAAATTTGAAGTCGCAGAAAGAGTGTTGCATTCTATTAATTTAAATAGAGGCAACCTTTGGGAAAAGATAAGTTTGTTTCACGAAAAGATATTGAGCATTGGAGGGATTGAGCACGAATGTGGTCAACCACAGGAGGAAGAATTAAAAAAGGTAGCTCCAATAAAACAACACATTGAAGGGGGTTTTTATACTAGGGAACTTTTTATGCCTAAAGGTGGTGTAATAGTAAGTATGATTCACAAACAACAACACCCTTCATTCCTGTTGAAAGGAGATGTATCTTATTTATTAGACAACGGAGAGGTTAATAGAATAACAGCTCCCCACACTATTTTTACACAGATTGGAACTCAAAGAGTTTTTGTGGTTCACGAAGATAGTGTTTTCGTGGATGTCTATAAAACAGATGCTAAAACTTTTGAGGAAGCTGAATCCGATGTATATACAATGGATTATAAGGAGATTATTAATTTAGTAAAAAAAGAAAAATGGCAGGAGTTGCATCACTAATAGTAGGTATAACCTCAGCAGCAATCGGTGCTACATCTGCAGGTTTGAGTTTTGCTCAAGCAGGTAGACAAAGAAGGCTTATGCAAGAAGCTGAAATAGAAGCAGATAGAGCTTTAGAACAAGCAAGAGCAAAATTAGAGGTAAACTATATGGAGCAAATCGCTATCCAAAAAGAACCCTATGAACTACAAAGAGAACAGGCATTACAGGCTACAGCTACAGCATTAGAAGGTGTTAGGGAAGGTGAAGCTAGAGGTGCTGCTGCAGGTGTGGGTAGGGTTGCCTTGGCTAATCAACAGCTTACAAACCAACAACGAGCTGCAATGAGCAAGGAACTACAAGGATTAGAAATTGCTACAGCTCAAGAAGAATCAAGACTTAGAGATATTGGTATTCAATTAGATTTAGGAGAAGTACAAGGAGCTCAACAAGCTGCTGCTGATGCTCAGGCTGCATCGGCTGCTGCTATGCAACAAGGTATGACATCTGCTGCAGGAGCTTTACAAGCAGGTTTATCAACGATTCCTTTATACCAACAAAATACTGCACAACAACAACAGGCTTTAGCAGCTGCAGGTACTGAAGGTTTAACAGCAGACCAACAAGCATCTTTAGGTCAAGCAAATTTAGGTAAAAATATATTTGGACAAGAAAGAGGTGCTGCTTTTGGAGAAGATGGATTTTCAGGAGAGGCTATAGGAGGCATGAGTAAACAACAGTTTAGACAGTTCAGAAGAAACTTAAGTCCTACTGACAAAGCTGCATTATTTAATAGGCAATCTTTTACAAACAACTTATTTAATATACAAAACCCAACAATGGCTAATCCAAACACTAGTGGCACAGGTGGTGGCACAGGTGGTGGTGGTACTGATGCAACAGTTCCAATGGGAGGCAACCTTAATGTAGGACCAAGAGGACAGTCATATATAGAAAATGGTATAATGTATGAGTGGGATGTGGCAACACAAACTTATGTTGACATGGGTCAAGGTATTACTACTTAATAAAGAAAAATTATGGCAACAAAATTTGGATATGTAGAAAGACAAGCCACGCAAGTGGATTGGTCTGCTGTAGGTAAACAGTTTACAGATGTAATACAAGAGGAAAATAGAATTCGTCAAGAGAAAAAAGCAGCTATTGACGAAGCCTCGAGAGAGATGGCTAACATCTTACAGAACGCTCCTACAGGTGATAACCAAACAGCCAATGAGTTTACATTAAATTACGCTAACGATGCACAAGCTTTATTGCTACAACAAGATAGACTACTAAAAGCCGGGATTCTAAAACCAAGAGACTATCAAGTTGTAAGAGCAAACCTAAATGACTCGACAGACCAACTATTTAAATTGGGTAAAGAATATCAAGACGAATACAAGGAAAAAATGGAGAGATGGGAAGGAGATATTTCTTCTTTCTATGAAGTTTGGGAAATGGAGCAAACCGAAGGATTGGCTAACATCAAAAATGGTAAAGCTTTAATTAACCCTAACTCAGGAGTTGTAAGTATTGGTATGTGGAAAGATGGAAAGATGGATGGAGAACCCGGCTCTTACGCTACAGTCAATCAATTGCGTATGAGGTTGAAGCAAAAAACCGACAGATTTCAAACCGATGAAGCAGTAACAAATGCTGTAAAAACTCTAGGTGGAAACCAATGGGTTGAAGTTTTTGAAGCCAATGGTGGTGGAAAGCTAGACCAAGTGTTAACCACCATGGATAAAAAGCAAAGAGCCGATTACGAAACATGGGAAAATAATACTGTCGAAGCCATGATAGGTAATGAAAGAGACAAGGCTTCTATTTTGTTGGATACAGAAGTAAACGCACCAAACGGAAAACGATATACTCTTACCTACAACAAAGCCGAGCAGGATGAAAACACTATATATATAAATACAGAAAAAAATCCTGCAGGTGTTCCTGAATTTACTGACGAGCAAAATGATGTAATAGACAAAGCATTAAGAGAAAGGTTAAGAACTTCACTTGAGAGTAAGGAAACTATGACTGTCAGCAGAAAACCATATGCTCCTCAGCCAAACGCTTCATTATTGGCGTATCAAAGAGGATTGGCAGAGGACGAAGCGAAACAAAAAGATGCAGTCAACATGATGGAGTATGCTTACTCGGGTGACGCAAATCAAATTGCAGCTTCTGAAACATACTTTAAAGATGCATTAGGTGCTAGGGATGTTACAAGAACGGAAACTGAAATGGTTATCATTGACCAACAGGGTAATAGAAGTACAATTCCATTGGGTACAAAAAATGAGTTGGGTGAATTTGTTCCTTACTCAAGAGAGGAGTTCTTCCAAACTGCAGGACCAAAACTTGCTGCAAACATGGATATTAGTAAAGCTCTTGAATTGGCAGGTAATGGAGAGTATGCTAAGGTTACCCTAACTCAGGAAATGAAAGATGCTGACCCTGTGAAATATCAAAACAATGAGGTCGGTGATGTTATCATGAAAGGATATAGTGACATAACCGGAACAGGTGCATTTGACCAAGTTCCATTGAGTCCTACTCAGCAAGATAGTTACATCAAGCTTGTTTAAAAAAGATGATTCAGAAGCAGTAACACCAATTAGTAATGTGGTATCACAATTCGGTGCAACTGTAAGATATGAGTCAGGTGTGTTTGGTGATTACTCTGATGGAGTATATGTTAAGCTTGGTGATAAAGAGGAATTCTTTGCAACAGGTGATGGCTTAGATGGTGGAATTACAGCAAGGTCCGAGGCTAAGAGGCTACAGGATTGGTTGTTTAGAAATGTAAGTCCTGATAAGATGTTAACTGTTTACGAAAATCAGGTAAGCAAAGG